GATAAAAACAAAAAATCCCTAGGCATGGCAAGAAAACTAAGAACAATGCAGTTTGAATAGATTTAAAAACAATTAATTTGTTTAATTTAATTTAACATTTGAACTGTCTGGCACAGTTAGACTGTCGAGCCGTCTGATGAGTAGCACCTCAGGGTCACGAAACGCTGGACGTAACGGCGGAACAGATTATTGAGGTTAGTAGAACACTTTCAGAACACAACAACACAACAAACAAATACAACACAACAACACAACACAACAACACAACACAACAACACTGTCAAACAAACAAGATGGCGGACATGTTTAACGCAGGTAAGTACGACAGGCGACAGGCCATATACATGGCAGTCCGCGCTGGGGCACCTGCTTTTAAGAAGGCAGTTGAGACGGTACAGAAACTTGAACATTGGGATCCTACCAAATTGCCAAACAAGATGGCAGATGGTAAGCCGATGTTATTCAAGGGGTTGCAGGCTGTTGAGTCATATATGGAGAGGTACTCAGCATCATCGTTGGATGCGTTGTCGGAGGAGAAGAATTCTTTCGGTTATGGGATTTTTGGTGATATCAGGAGACCCGCTATGCTGGGAGCGAATACAGTAGGGATAGATGTGACAGTTGAGTGGGGTAGTACAGAGGTAGATGCCGAGATGCACAATGGCGAGAACAGGAAGATGATAGTTTCTACCGGTACAACAACGGTAAGAAATGAGCATGGGAAGGATCGAGCCGGGATCTCGAAAGCAACTGGCTGGGATAGAACTGAATGCTACTCCATGTCACCAAGTGATGTGCAGACACTTTGCACTCTGATAGACACTGGGAGGGCAGGTTTCAACAAGTACACGCGGTTGGTCAAAGGTATGCTTGTGTATCTTGATCTGTTGAATAACGGAAAACAGGCTATCAAGAAAAGGATACCGAACATGATTTCCTATGATCTCAAATCTGTCTTGGGGAGCTATCAGCACAGGGATAGGTCGTACATTTATTGTTCAAACCCAGACAGCCCTGAGTACAGGGTTGTGTTGTCCCTGATGAGTGAAGCTTATCCAAATGATGATATGACATGCTATGGTGTAGCTAATATACCAGCAGATGGGGAAACAAATGTGATAGTTGTGAATGGATCGGCAGGTAGTTCGGTCAATTACCATGTTGAACTGACTCCACAGATGGTGATGGCTAGCATCACTCAGTATGCTACTGAGAGTGGTATTGCTGATGAGTTGGAGTCTGCGTTGGTCTGCGCATCAAGCTTGTACCACAATCGATACCTAGCAAGAGTTGGTTTACCCAGAGTGGTGAGCTCAATCGACCTGATCATGCCAATGTTCAGGCCGGCCAACGAAGTAAGATGTGCAAGGCCGTCAGTAGCTAAGGAACTAGCTATATCAATAGGAAAGCTGCATCAAATGTGCATGTTCTTGACAATTAAGGATATACTAGTTGCAGCACGTGGGTCAACAAAAGCTGGCTTCAACTACTCGTCAGTGGTGGAGAGTTACTTGACCACGCAAGAGGAGGTGGTGAGTGTGATGAACGCGTCTGTGACACCACTAAGGTTGTTGGAGATGACACCCCAAATGAAATGGATGTACAAGATAGATGCGGAAGCTATGCAAGATTTGGATTCACTGTCTATTTTCGAAGTCTTCTGGCTGTGTGACGGCGGTGTAGCGAGTGTGAGAAATGGGGGTGTGATGGCTTTCAAGAAAGGTGTTTCTGATATGATGACGGACAACCCGTATCATGACATACTGAGGAAGGAGTTGGCTAAGTCAAACGTAGTCTTTGACTTTTCGAAGTTGCCGAAGGGTAATTTCACAATAGCATCCAGGTACATTAGGGACGCAAATGAAGTGGTTCTACCAAAGTTGGAGTATGTGACAGAGAGAGTGTTGATAGCTAGAGAGTGTGATTACAACCCACACGACAGAGTCGAACACATAATCAACAACAGGACTAGAGTGACGCTATCAGCAAGGAAGGAAGCCATGGAAAGTGGAAGGACCAAGGTTGCTTGGGGAGACATAGAAGTAGAGCGACCGACGGGCAAGGGATCAGATGAGTCTGAGAGTGTTCTCAGATTTGGTTCAAGTGACGGAAGGCAGAGCCCAGGGATAGAGATGTTTGGACTGAAGAGTGAGGCTAGAGAACGTCTAGAGAAGAGAAGATCACTGGTGTCACCCCCACCATTCAGGCAGTTGTCTGAATCTGCATCAACGAGGAGAGCTGAGAGATTGTCGGTTAGTTCACACGGTTCTAGGAGGAGTATATCTGTGGATTTGGAGAGTGTGAGATCGCATAGTGTAGACGGCGACGACGACAAGACACCAACACAAAGTCAGAACTTACGGAAGAGGTTTGACTTCTCAGTGTTGCAGAAGGCTGTGGATGAGAAGAAAATGCCTGGGTCATACGAGAGTACGCCGGAGAAAACGGAGCCAACGGTGACGGTGGAAAAAATACCAGGGGTTAAGAGTTCGATGGGAGTGAGTGAAGAAGTGGAAAATGATAAACGAGCAATATACAAGGCAGACATCATTGGATCAGACAGAATAAATGGAATAAGCGCAGTAAATTTCCATAAATTGTTCCGAGAGAGATTTGATGAGAAACAAGTTTCTCCTAGTGTGATGGCAAGGCTAATGGCTGTTTTGAAGAATGTTGGTGTGAGAGTGAACATAGCAGCAATGACTGCAGATGAAATTAACGCTCTCATGAAAATGAGAGATGGTTATGACCGGAGTTACAGGTCATCTGAGAGTGGTCATAATCGCGAGTTCAGGGAACCAGATGGTAGAGTGTTAACGATGGAAATAAACCTGAGGAGGATGAGGTGCGACCGAGACAAGAAACCATTGAGGGAAGCAGATGAGACTGGGCTGATACCAGATCACATGGCAAGGAAACTCGGGAGAGAGTTCTTCATGGCACACCATGAGCGTGACATGATACTAGCGAGGGTTGTCTAAGGTGACGACCCTGCATCAATCGGTGAGCTTAGGGGTTTGGCAGCCGCCTTACCCGACGGATCGGCCGGTAAGACCGGAACTGGTTGGAAACAGCTGGGGGCTGTTCGGATTTCGAACAGTGTCAAACGAGTAGAGTCTTCGGACTTTAAGTGT